CAAGAAGCTAGTGACCTTGGAAATCCCACACTTTTCAATAGCAATGGTCACATTGCGCATCAAAGAAGTATCCATAATTTTGTCGGTGTAATCACACATAGTGGCCTTCAAATTAGCCAAAGGTTCAATCAAATGGGAAGACTGAGGGTCAGTCTCTCGATCAAAAATCCCCTTCATGAAGCCAAAAACATGTCCAGGAATCCCAAAAATAAAACGAACAATCTTCATGATGTAGTGTCCGGCAAGTTTCAAAATCCCACCAAGGTTATAACACATAAACAGCAAAGCAGAACCACACAGAATGCACATAGTGGCATTCAAAATAGTAACCCCTTCAGTAAACGGAATAATAACACTGGCGACCATTTCTTCTAAATGGTCAAAAGAACGATCCACAAGACCCTTCATGTCAGGCAAACAAGTCTTGATCATGTCGGTGGACTTCCCGAGAACAGTGGACAAAATGTCCACAACCCCGCCAAAAGCTCCAAATACAGCCTTCTTTGCTGACTCAATTGGTGTCATTGAGACGGCATACTCCTTGGCCTTGTTGACAACATTCATGAATGGAGTTGTGACAGAGTCAAGAGGTCCACACCCTTCGGCTTGGTCCTCTTGTTCTTCCTTGATCTTTTGCTCGTTGAAAACTTTAAAAAGTTTCTTCATCATCATTTTGTTGGAGTTGTGAGCGTCGAGCACAGCATCACGATTGTAAAAATCTCCTCCAACTTTCCTGAAAGCCCACGGGTAGTAACGGTAGGCAGTCAGCCCCTCTCCCTCAATCCTGATCTTGAATGGGCAACGCTTAAAGCGATTTCCTTGCGCAAGCAGAGGATAACGCTTCAACATTTCATCCCAGAATTTTCCAGTTGGGGGGGGGTTTTGTGGTTGCATGGCGGCACCAAGGGTAGACATATTATGGCCACAAATGATACCGGTTAGGTAAATCTCAAGTAAATGAACGCTTTCTGTAACTTGGGTGTGAGAGCCAGTAGGTCGGCTTTGAACAACTCACAAACACTGTATAAAACTCGTTAAACGCCGTATAAACAGAGGTGCAC